TAATCTTGGTTTGTTATTCTCTGCTAGTATTGGCATACCGTAAAACACACACGCCATTAATACATCTTCAAAAAATATTTCTGCGGTCTGTGGTCTTGCAATATATTCTAGGAAAAAAGTATTGGCAGGCGCTGATTCCATACTAAACTTTGTTAGTCCATGAAGAGATCCGTTGGATCCTCTACCGTCAACAGTACCGCTAATATCATAGCTATCGCAGCCAAAAGCACCAATATGCTCATTCCCTGGGTATTTAATTCCATTTTTAAGTATCACTCTATTTTGAAGATTTCTATCTGGAACCCAACTAACTTTAAATCTACCATTTGGATCTGGCGTAAATACAACTTGAGTATCTTTTACACCATTGACCCACTGAAAGCTACCTGTTGTTACAACGCTAGAGTTTCTATTACCCTCGTTGTAGTCTATCTGCTCGTATATCTTTGTTAGATTAAATAGGCTATTTTTAGTCTCATCTCTAAAAGCGTGTTCTTCTGTTCTTGGGAACTGACGATAAAACTCATTTAAAGCATCTTGGTCGTCTTTTAAGCCATCAACCTCATTTTCCCAATGATCTATAACCCCAATATCTATTAGTTCACCGTCTGGTCCATAAACATTTCCTCCTGGAGTAGTGAAGACAGGTCGTCCATACTCATCAATAAATCCCTCAAAGTTCCATTCCATTGGAATAAACAAAGCATATAAACCAGATTTTGTTTGACCATTTTTATTTCGCTTCGTGACATCGCTGTCGTTATATATTTTTTTGTAGTTATCGCCACCTTTGTCTAGTGAATTGCTAGTCGAGCCCATCATACACTTACCAATAATTCTACTACCTAGTCTAAGACATGTTTTTGTTACACGCCAGTTATTTAGTATATTATCTGGTCTCTCCCACTTACCACTTTCATCATGCACTAACAGATCAAGCTTTTCACCATCATAACTGTTATCTCCAGTGTTTTTCCAGTCTATCGTCGTATCAAGACCAACAAGCTCTTCAAGCTTTTCTTTGGATGTAATTTTTCTACGAGTAAGTTTACTAGCTGGAACCCTATAAGCCAACTCTGACTTAGGTCTATCCATACCATCTTGGATAGGTTTGAAAAAGAAAGGATAATTAATCGATATAGGTACAACTTTGTCCGTAAACATTTTCTTGGCATCTGATCCTGATTTTGATAATATTCCAAATCTAGCGTCACTAGAAAGCGTTGCTTGATTTACTGTTTCTGCAGAACTCATAAATGAAAAACCGGAACGTCTGTTTTTAAGATAACACATACCATAGCAGCGTTTATAAGCTTTGCAAGCCTCCCAAAATATAAAGAATAATCTATTAGCTTCACGGAAGTCTGGTGAGCCGACGTCTATCTTGCTCCATTGCAAATACATATAATGGCTACCTGGAATCCAAGTTGATTGACCACCATTATTAAACCAAAAGCCTTGATCACGACGTTTAAACTCTTCGTCTATATAGTCATACCAACGCTCTTTAGCTTCTTCTGGGTAATCTCTCCAGTCAAATATGGTTTTAAGTTTAGCTAGTTCTTTAGGATATTCAAAGCGTTTCCACTTCTTTTGATCGTTAGAGTACACTTGCTTAGGCTCTTTTGGTAAAGCTATTTTTAAACCTTGTATTTCATATATATCACCTATTTGACCAGTCTTAGATATTACTATAATATCATTTTCCTGATTGTAACCATAATCCCACTTCTTAGACTTGTTGAGTCTATTAATAGTATTACGTTTAACTGGTTCTATTATTTTATATAAGGTCTGTTCGTACATTATTTAGATCTACCTTCTGCGAAACCTTTAAATACTCTTTCTTCTTTTTTCTCAGGTTCTTTACCTTCTAACGCGTTCTCTTCTTCTTGTATGCGATTGAGTATTTCAAAAGCATCAAATATAGCTAACTTTTTCGTAGCAGCAGCGTTCTTTAATCTATCAGCAGAGACATCGTCTTCAGTGTTAGTTATTATTTGCTCCTCAGCAACTTTTATTAACTCTTCAACTGCTTTGCGTCCAGCTCGGATTATATTCTTCTTCGTCTCCTTGATAGTCATATTTTATTGTAATTTCTTTTGATAATACTCTATACAGTCTTTGACCGTCTATAACAAACTCGTATTCACTCCAAGGCGTAAAGCCTACCAAGTCACCAACATCTACGCTACCATCAGTGTGTTTAACAACACCTATTAAAGATCTTTCTTTAGACTCATTAAACATTTCTGTTGATTTTAGCGGTTTAATAAAGCAATAGCCTTTTAATCCTTTCCATTTAGCATTTGAACGCTTATAAGCAAATATCTGATCCTCTCTTACAAAATACTTATCTTCTTCAAAATAGCTTCTACTGTTTTTTTCTTTACCTTTAATGTTGTGCCATCTTCTAAAAATATTATGATGTACAATAACGATATCTCCTACTTGAAGCTGTGATTCAACGCTTTTTGGAATAGCTATTATCTCTGCTTCCCTATTTACATATTGATGATTAAATACTTCTGTATTAACAAGTAGCTCTTTACCGTCAACATCAACAGAATTATTATATCTACCACCAACAGGCTTTATGATATAATCAAATAATGCTTGCATTAATATTCTAAATTATATTCTATTGAAATAGCCATATTCTTATTAAAATCTTTCCAAGGTAAAACATCATTACCTTTCTTGATGTAAATAGAATATTTATCTTCATCTTCTATAATATTACAAATAGTATGACCACCATACACCTCCTGTCCAACAGAATAGTGCATGGCGTCAATCTTATAATCCTTACCTATTGTAATTTTACGAATTAGCTTGCTCATTTTCTGGGTATTTAATTCCTCCAGTGTTGATGTCAATATCAATTGTACCGTAAGTTTCTTCTAAATTCTTCTGTATTTCTTGAAGTTTTTGATTAACAACGTCTAGTTCATGCAATAGCACGTGCTTTCTAGCTTCAATATTACCTACTTCTAGTTTACCTTGATTCATCATAGATATGATTGATTGAATCTCTTGTAGTTCTTGGTCAGTAATTTTTTCTGGTCGAAGGTTAGCTACCTTCGGAGTCTTTCTTTTTGCCATGATTTAATTTAATTTTATTAATAATTATAAATATAAGTTGTATTAACTTATTTCGTGTTTGCTCAATAAGTGAGCTGTTATTTTATCTTGATCATCAGAAGATAAATCTGTATCGTATATTACTGCTTCATAAAAATCCATATCTGAACTTCCATCAGCTATTTTTGCAAAGTCAAATGTATTCGCTGGGTTTGTAGCAGCGGAGCCTGTAACAGTTTCATTTATAACACAATCAAGCGCGCCATTACCTTTTCTAACAAGTTTTATTAAAATTTTACCTGTTGGAACAAACGTACTTAACGTTATGTTATAGGCGGTGCTATTGGCGACAAATCTAACCGCTCTGGGATCGCTGCCTGGATATAGATGGATCAAGTCATTTCCGGCAGCTCCACCAATTACAAACTCATCTCTAGCGCCAGCTTCTACTACGTCCATAACTACAAATATAGTAAAGTTACTCAAGCTTAACTCGTCTCCACCTGTTGATAGATCATTATTTGCAGCAGTCGCAAACGTTAGACTACCAGTTGAAGAGTTATAAGGTATTTGTCCAGTGTTTGATAAGTCCATATCTTGAACTGTATTCCCACTAGAGTCTTCCCAACCAAGAACAAGGCCTTTGTCTAAAGTTATGCCAGTTTTAAACTTATACCAAGCTTTTATCCCAGCAAACGAGGCTAAGTTTATACCAGACGGTCTATTTGACTTTATGATTCCTAATCCTAGTCCTAACATTATTTTTTGTAAGCGATGAATGTTTGTCCAGCAGCTACTGTTACAGCTGTTATATCACCGTACACTACTGTTCCAGCTGTATACTTAACGCCTGAATAAGTTCCAGTTCCATCAGCCACAGTAAACACAGTAGGCGTACAGTCAGTTATAAACTGGATCGCGTAAAAGCTCCCTGTCGTTGCTGTAGCTCCAGTTGTGATAACAGAACCCATTCCGCCTATTGCCGAATCTTCTAATAATAATCTTGCCATTTTATTTTTTTACTTTTTCAATTGAGCGTCCTCCAAAATAGGCCCCAATTACAGTTATTAGTACTAATTGTAAAAGATCAACCCATTTGTCTTCTACATTAAACATAATCACACCTGCATCAATGAAAATTAGCAGTGTAGTTGATATTACTAACCAAGCTAGCACTAATGGGCGTATTGACTTGCTTAGCCATGAGTCTGATTGCATGTCAGCTTGCCATCTAGCTGTAACTTGTTCTTGTATCTTAGCTTCGCTGTCTAAAAGCATTTGCTTTATCTTAGCTTTAGCTTCTTCTCTTTCTTTGTCTGTGGTTATTACTTTGTCAAGTATTCCCTCGGCATTATCTACTACCTTACCGAATAAACCACCTAGTATATTGTTAATCATGTTAAATTTTATTTGCTTCCCAAGGTAAACGTCTGTCACCTTCAGGATATTTTTCACCTGTGTTTGGATCCATTATGTAACCATTACCTCTTGGCCACACCTCACCTTTGTAATACACAGCATTATCATCATAAGTTTCCGTACCTAATTCCATAGCGGTTCTGTGTTGAGCCTCGTGATTAGCAACATAGTTAACCATGTTTTCAGGTACACTTTTATCAATGTATATAGATCCGTCCATATTAGCTTCACCTAATACACCATTACCTAGTTTTTTACGAAATATTTTATTGTCTTTTGGGTTTTTAAAAGATCTTTTTTCTTTACCTAGTTTAAATGCCATTATCTATTTTTATCTTTAATCATATCATCTATAGCCTTATTAAACACTTTATCAGTATATGATTTGTTATTATAAAAAACACTTCTCTCTGAAGTTGGTATATCTTCTTCTGCCATAAGTATTCTGTATATTCTACTTATTAGCTGTTGACCTTTAAATGAAACTTTAAATATACTATACTTTATAGTCGTTCTATTTCTATGCCTCCAAACTTCTATCCAACCTTCTTTTCTAAGCCTCTCCCATCTTTTTTTATCCCAAGAATAAATGTAAGTGCCATTAATAAAATCATTACGTGTAAAGCGAGAAACGCAATCTAAATATATAAGAAGCTCTAGATCTGCGTCGTTAAGACTGTAAGTTTTACAAGCCCATTTTCTAACGAGCCTGTAATACTTCAGCAGTCCTAATTGTTTTAAATCTTTAGCGTCTCTTATCATTCAACGATAATTATATCTTGAATTTTAATAACGTAATAAACACTGTCTTTCCAAGTTATCGCGTGACCAGCATGTTTGTCGTAAGTTATTAAATCTCCATCTTTAACACCTTCAACTAAGTTACCAGCAGACACAACCTTAGCTTTAGCATATCTACCTTCTTCGTCTGTTTTTTCAGTTATTATCAAGCCAGCAATCTTTTTAGGCTCTTCTTTAATCTTGTCTACTACTAAGTAATAATTAATTGCTTTCATCTGCTCTAGCGTTTGAAATTACACAATCTGCAGAAACAATAGTCATAACAACACTCACTGCATTTTTAAGTGCTGACTTAGTTACAAGTACAGGATCAATAATACCAGCTTCAACCATGTTAACTTCATCGCCAGTAATAACGTTTACACCAACACCCTCTTTTGATGGTAAGTCTAATACTTCAAAACCTGCATTATACATGATAGTTTCAAAAGGAGATCTTATAGCATCAAGAAGAACTTGCTCGCCGACTGAGTCGGTCGAAATTTTTTGAGATGCATTAAGAAGGGCAATACCACCCCCTGGAACTATACCTTCTTTTAACGCTGCTTTTGTTGCATATATCGCGTCTTCAACCCTATCCTTCTTTTCTTTGAGCTCGACTTTAGAGTCAGCGCCAACTTTAATAATTCCAACCGAACCGGATAACATAGACAATCTTTGCTCCAGCTTCGTTTTAAGGAAAGGATTTTTCTCGTCGGCAATAAGTTTTGCAACGTGATCGATTCTCTCTGCAACTTCATTTTCTAATTCTATAGTAGTTATAACAGTGTTTTTATCATCTGTAGAAGCATATTCAGCCTCTCCTAAACAATTAGTGTCTATAAGATCTAAATCATCTCCTAGCTCTTCGTTCATTACCGTAGCGCCAGTTAATATAGCTAGGTCTTCACAAGCATCTTTCTTACCTTGACCAAACCCAGGTAAATCAATAATATTAACTTTAATGTTACCTTTAACTTTATTCATCAAAAGCGCCGACTTTACTTGCTGTGCAACTGGAGCTACAATAAGTAAAGCTCGGTTTTTCTTAATAACATACTCTAGAATACCTTGTA